GAAAAGGTAAACATGACTGTAATTCTATAGAGTTAAAGGCTATAGCCTGTTGGGTCACCGCTAAAATCATGTCCGAAAGTAATATGAACAATCAAGCCCTCGATGCAGTTAGAAAATCTGCTTCAAAAACAGGAATCAAAGCATTTTTGTCAAACTTGAATCTTGGTGGTGCATTTGCAACCGCTGACAACATTAGTGCATTTTTCCAACAAACTTCTCAACAAGCTGGTAGAGCTGATTTTATGGCAAACCAGATGAGTCAAATAGTTGCAGACGCTGGATTTGATGTCAGTGCAGATCAGATATTAGCAAGAACTGGTGGAGTTATTGCCAACTCCAACACAGAACTTCTATTTTCTGGTGTATCTTTGAGATCTTTTGAATTTTCATGGTTGCTAAGTGCAAGAGATGACAGAGAAGCTCACAATATAAGAATGATTCTTCGTGCATTTAAACAATGGTCTTCTCCAAGAAAAATTTCAAAATTAGTTTCTGGTGACCAAAATGCAGGCAACACTGGTCTTGCTGGAGGACCATCTTACTTCTTGGGAACACCAAACGTATTTAAACTTAGATATGAAACTGCTGGAAACAAACCTATTCTTGGTCTGCATAAGTTCAAAGCCTGTGCTCTGACAGACATCAGTATAAACTATACACCAGAAGGTCAATGGATGGCATATGATCATGGTCAACCTACATCATACTCTATGACACTCAAATTCAATGAATTAGAGCCTATATACAACACAGACTACAATGAAAACATTGGAGACAAGGATAGAGTAGAAGGTCCAGTTGCTGATTTAGAGGGAGTCCTCAATGTTAACCAAGATGATCCAAGTACCTCAATGATAGGATACTGATATGCAAGGTTATTTTTCTTACTTACCAGATTTACTATACGTCTCTAGATCTCCAGAAAGGAGTTCTAACGATGAATTTTCTCCTGTAAAGAATATCTTTAGAAGAGCAAAGATTCGTGATGATTTCGAGAACGTAGTTACTTCCTTCGAGGACTTCTATGTCAAAGGCAATCTCAGACCAGATCAACTAGCATACAGTTTATATGGAGATCCAAGATTCGATTGGGTTGTGTTAATGGCAAACAATATAACAAAGGTGAGAGACCAATGGCCACTTACAGACTATGATTTCAGAAAATACTTATTAGACAAATATGGTAGTGAAGAGGCATTAGAAGAGATACATCACTATGAGACTCTTAAATCTACGGATTGGGCTGGAAGAATTGTTGTTCCAGAAGGATTGAGAGTTGACTCTAATTTTGAACTCAAATATACTCAACTAAATGATCAAGATCAAAGAATCATAGAATATAGTAGAGGATATACATTGAATGAGCTTTCAACCATAGACGAGGCTGGTACTGCAAGAGATATTTCTGGTCAACCAATTAGACATAATAATGTACAACCTGTGACTAATTATCAACATGAACTATCCAGAAATGATGCTAAAAGAAGAATTAGAGTTATCCGACCTCTATATCTGAATACTGTCATAAGTGATTTACGAAGAGCAATGAAGTACAAAAAATCCTCCCAATACGTCAGTAAGACGCTTAAGAGAGGATATAACCCAAGACTTAGTGGGGGATAAAAAAAGGGGTCTTACGACCCCTTTCTTATTGTTTACTCTTCAGCGAGTTTTTGGAAATAACTCAGTGCGTCGTCCTCTTCTTCATCTACGTCAGCAGATGCAGCAGTGGCACTTGCACGGAGGTTAGAAAGTTCTTCTTCAACAGTGTTGCCTCTACCTTCACTCAAGTCCTCAAGATCTTCATCTTGTACTTTGCGTGTAGGAGTTACAACTTGCTTGTTTCCGATAACAGTATCCAAACGTGCTTTGAGTTGTTCATATGTCTTGAACTGGTCAGGAGCAGTGAACTCACTAAGATCGTAGATCTTGTTGTAGATCTCTTCTAGTGCATCATCGTCATCTAGAAGTGCTTCTGTCTTACCAAACTCTGAACTATCATAGTTCCAGAATCCAGCAACCTGTTTGATCTTCAACTTGAAGTTAGCACCCTTCCAGAAATCGAATGGGTTGATTGCCTCTTCATCATCGAACTCAGGTTGCATTGCAGCAGTGATCTTATCAAAGATCTTCTTACCAAACTTATAGAGTTTAACTTGTCCTTCGTTCTCAGGATTACTAGAATCTTTTACGATATAGACGTTTGCATAGTAAGAAAGTTTACGCTTTTGCTTACGAGCAATATCTTTATCAGACTCACGACCACTGTTCCAGAGACTACGATTAAGTTCTCCAACAGGATCATCCTTACCAATAGTAGTTAGACTGTTCTCAATATACCAACCGCCTGTTCCTTGGAAAGCGTGACTCCAAACTTGAGTCCATGGCAGTTCACAATTAGCATGTGCAGGGAGGAATCGGATAACTGCGTATCCATTACCCGCTTTATCTACAGCTGGTTTCCAAAGACGTTCATCAGTATTGTTACCCTTCTCATTAAGTTTCTCAACCTTCTTCATCAACCTTTCGGTCAAAGAACCAGAGCGGGATTGTTTCTTTAGTGCAGCAAATGACATTTGTATTCTCCGTATTTTTGTATTGTAGGATTGTTTGTATTATACCAGATAATTATGTAATAGTCAATCTGGGATGTTTTCTTCCAACCTATCTAAGGTTAGAGTCAGAGTGTCAAAAAATTCTGAGATATTTTGACCTTCTTTTAGTCCCAAAAACTTGGCAGACTCTAGGATCTGCTCTTTCATCTCAATAGCATCAGGATCTTCCTTCTCTAGTTGCAGTCTGAACATAAAGTTCCTCTGCTTTTCGAGTAGTGTTCTCATCTTTTGAATGTGCAAAAGACCACCATCTACGGTAGGAGTTCTCATACCATTGATTGCCAGTCCTGACATGATATCTTCTTGTAACTCCTGTATCTCTGCCATGGCAGCTCTTACTGGAGCAGATCTAAAAAATTCACCCATCAATCGAATCTGATACTAATACTATTTATTTGTTTTGGATACCCACATAGGTAGGTATATTAGGGTAAAAGCACTACCCCAAAATGCTAGAAAAACGTATAAGTGACTACCTCTGTGGGGAGAAAATGCGAACCCTAAGGCTACAACAATTACCCAAACGTAGTCTACTATACCATGAAAGGTTTGCCACCCATCACCGTATTTTTCTATAAGATTGTCTCTTTGTTTTGCAGCCCAAGGCGAGACATGGCGCATCATCACGAATCCCTCATTGAGAAACATGATGGCAAATCCTATCCAGAATATCATAACGGTAACTTAGATCTAGAAGTACGTTTTAAGTAATTCAGTTCAGTTGCTTCCGCCTTTAATTTATCCTTGAGAGGTTTTGAGATTAATTTCCCAACTGACTCGAACTCAATATTATTCTCTTCACAATAACTAATGATTGCTTCAATATAATTGAGCTCGGTGTCAAGTACCAGTTGTTCAACATCAGTAGTGAACTTGTTCTGGTCGAGAAATTTCTCTTTTAGTAAGTCGTTAACTTCTTTCTCCATACTCCCCGAGCTTGTGGGTGACGAATTCTTTAATATACTTGGTAAGAAGCTTAATATAGTCACGTTTGTTGGTTTTTTCATAAACTTTCACATCTCCATTATCAGCAACCATTAAGGTCACAATCTTCTCCACCGCAATACCTGTCATCTCAAAGTACATACAGGCATATGCAGTTTCTTGAACGAAATAGTTTTCTAACCACTTCTCTGGTTTAATCTTTTTAGATGTCTTGAAATCTATTACCGCTAACTCTCCGTTATATTCGGCAATGCAATCAACACGTCCAGCAATACCGAAGTACTCACTATATAGGGGCTTTTCCAATGCGTGAATATTATCTATATTGTTCAATGAGTCTCTTGCTGCAATCCACCTCGCTTTAGTGGAAGGCAGAATATCCTTCATTGAATTGACATCTTGATTTAAGAGATACTTTTCAACCAGATCATGAAACTTAGTTCCCCTGTCGGTGGCAACCTTTGTAATCTTATTGGCTTCTTCCTCACCTACTTTCTTCCGCCAATCCTTGAATGTCTGGCGATTATAAAAACTGGTTATAGAAGTAATAGAAGGAGCCTTCTTTCCACTTGGAAGAGTGTAATATCTGACTCCATCTATGGTATTGGCTTCTAACTCAAAATCACCAAGTTTATTCAAGTGTGTAAACATTATAAAGACAAAGCGAGTTTAGTAACCAAGTAGTTTCTTACTAGACCAGAGCGAACAATGTCATCTAAACCAAATTCAACTGTACCGAAATCATCTTCCATGATCTCAATGATACGTTTAAAATCTAGGATGCCATTCTTCTCATTGGATTTTGTAAGATCCGTTTGAGTAGAGTCACCACAAAATATAATTTTACAGTTATCTCCTACTCTTGTTATTATACTATCTAATTCATGAAAATTCAAGTTTTGCATCTCATCTACTAACACAATGCAATTATCAAGTGTTGTACCCCTGATAAATGATGTGCTCCAGAATGAAATAGTTTCTTGTGCTTTCAAATTACCGTATAACATTTCAAAGTCATTGTCTGAAGGCATTTCAAACATATACTTTACCATATTCTTATATGGAATCTGATAGAGTGATGACTTATCCTCATGGTCGCCTGGCAAGAAACCAATCTCTCTTGTGGAGACCAATGACCTAACAATATACACCTTATCATATGGTGTTGTTTCGTCAAGTACATCTTTCAGTGCTAAGTACAAACTGATAAATGTCTTACCAGTTCCAGCACATCCATATGCAAAGATATTCTTACCTTTGGCGTAGTCTTCAAATAAAATCTTCTGGTTATCTGTAATTGGTTCCACATCAACCAACATACCGTTGTTGATTGGTCTCTTCCTACGCATCTGTTTTGCAGTCATCCCAGCACCTACAGTGCTATTAGTGTTTCTTCTTTTTTTAGTTGACATTAATACCTCTGTTGGCTAAACGACCCTTGATTCCAGCTCCTTTTTCTGTTTTCTTCAGAATTTCTCCCCAGCCTGGATGTTTATTGGTGAGTTTGTCTCTCCACTCTCCAACTTCTCCCACGCCTGGAACTGTGGATGGGTCTGAGTAATCCCTTGTCCAATCGGGATTATCATCTTTCCATTTATCCCAGTCATGGACACTCATCTTTACATCCTTCTGTTCACCAGTTTTTATGTTGACTACAGGGTACGTTGCCATTAAGTTTGTTCTCCGTGAAGTGCTTCTTTGGCCTTTTCGGCAGTTTGTTTTACATTTTCAACTAAATCTTGGACAAGATTATTATTCCAACCAAGTGCTTCAGACACAATAGGAAACTGTTCTATAAAAACCTTTTTACAGGCTTCTGCAATATCCATGTGTTCCTTTTGTGTGCCATGTGCAGATCTCAGATTAATATAATGAATCCATGAGCGGCATGAGCCTGTCATGTAGATTCTTGTGGGCGTGGCGAGGGGCAGCACCATTCTAGCACATTCCTTTGCAACGCCTTCTTTCAACATCTGTTCATATAATGCAGTTGCAGAGTCAAACAAGGTCTTTGTCTGCAATTCCATTTTCTGCTTAATAAATGGATCAAGATCGTCAGTAGAGTTCTGACGATTCTTTGTATCCTGTCTCCTATATTCTGGAATCGGAATGACTCCTAATTGAGAACTATCAGCATATCTTTGTGAAAACTCTTGAAATGTGAAACTACGATGCCTCAAAATTTGAGCCGCTATTGCTCTAGTTGTTTCTATTTCTAAAGTCATGGTAGACTGTTCAAATACTGACCAATGTTGATGTTGGATACAATACTTGAGAAGTCCAGCAAACTTAGGATTATCTTGATTAGATGGGTTAGAAACTCTGGCAATATGTGCCATTGTTTTTTCTGCATCTGGTGTCACACTTACGAGTCCAACTGTCATAATTCTTCTATTTGATCGCTATACGTCACTTTTTGTTTTTCACCAGTGGGGGCATATTGGTCTAGGTCTGAATAAACTTCAGATTCAAGTGCCTCTACGAGTAATTTTAAATTCTTTACAATGAGTTTGAGTTTTGCTTTTTCCATGTTAGATGAAGTAATTAAGGTTAATTACGCACCTACGAAGGGTATCAGTCGGGGAGCATCCAGCATGTAAAGTATTTGAGTTAAATACTACCATCCTATTTGCTATACTGTCAACCTTTGTACCATCTTCAAATCGTGTGTAACCATCATTTGTATTTACATAATATATCGAAGTGATACAATCGTCAACATCTGTGTGAAGATCATATTCTTGCCTTTCGGGTGTTCTCATATTTAGATTGGCTTTGATCCTGACGATTGAGACAGGTTCCAACTCATTTATGAGTGGCATGAGATTGTAGAAGAAAGGACTTCTAGGTTCAAACTGTGCATAAAACACATGACAAAATTGATAATAACCATCATCAGGTGTATTCACACCCTGAGCAAACTGCCATTGAAACGAAGAGTCCTCCATCATCATTTTGCGGAGGACTTCGTAATCATCTGGTTTTAAGAAATCATCAATTACCTTCAATTTCATTCGCTTCTTTGTTTAATTGAGATACTACTTTTTCAGTACCATCCATAGTGCGAATCTCAAAGAGACTGGATCTCATGTACTTCTTGATCTTTTTATACTTCTTTAATACCTTCTTATACTCTTCTTGATTGATTTCAACCTTACCTTGTTTGGCATCACCAGTGTATTTACTACCAGCGACGTTTCTACCATCTCCCATAGGAGAAGATCCACTATATTCACCCATTTAAAATATCCCCCTCAAAGTTCATCATAGCCAACAAAGTATCATATGGAATCCATGCAGGGTCTTCATTCTCGAACTGCACTTCTACTTCCTTGATGTTTTTCTGTAAGAATCTGCTGTATGAGGTTCTCACATTTTTCACAACACTCATAGGATTAATCATTTACGTTTTTGTGGTTTTTTGTTAGAAGTTTTTTTCTTATCTGGATTGAGCATGTCCTCACTCCAGAGTTTAGGATTGATTGTGCCTTTAGTTTGAACCCAAGACTGCAATCCATCTTTGTATTTGTCGTAGTAGTAATCAAACATTTCTACTTGTTTTTGACATAAGGTTATGTCATAACACACTTTGTCATCCTTTTTGTATTCCACAAGATATGCCGTATAAGGCAACTTTGTGTTTTGTGCTAGTTTTGGATCACAATCTTCGTGTAAGATTTTCAACTTCGGTTCCCCCATGTAATTTCTGGATAGGCTTCTGACACTAACTCTTTAGTGATATTATACTTGGTATTGAGAGCTTTGTCTTTTACAAGAACAAGGATTTCTGCCTCTGGTTGAGGTAGAGTCTGGAGAATATTGATAAAAATAGATTCTCTCTTGATCTTGTTAAGTTGGTCGTCTCCACCCTTCACAAAGCGGTAGAACTGCCTTGCGGCATTACGGATAGTTGTTCTCTGAGGAACCCCCTGTTCTTTAGATGCCTGCACATCACCTTCTACAGGTTGATATGGGACATCTCCCTCTGGAAGTACGGAGATGACTGACTCATCAAAGTTCCAAATCATGACCATTTTGAAAGAGTCATCACCATGAGTGCGAAGAAGCTCTAACTTTTTAGCCTTTACTCTTTCAGAATCGACTGCTTCTAAGAGTTCATGAACCATAGGATTGGGTGGCAGTTCTTTCTTTTTAACTGTCACAGTCCTTGGTTTTGTTGCAGTTTTGCGAGTGGAAGTGCTTTTCTTCCTAGTTGACGTTGATCTAGTCCTCGTCGTCTTCTTCGCTGTCGTCATTGTTTTCAAACCTCACGGCTACTATTTCATCGGGAATTAACATTCCATTTTCATCATACATCTCAGGATGCGTATACGCCTGATTCTGCATCTGGACGTAATTGTTTTGTTGGGCTAACCAGCCAATTATACCACCTAATAACAGAAACGTAAAGCAAAGTATACTAAACATGACAAGAAGTACAGTGGTTTCCATTTTGACCTCCTAAGGCTGTTTCTTTTTTATGTCCAACGATAATCTAAACTCTCTGCCAAATAGACTCAGTTTAAAATCGAAGAACCTTGGTTTGTTTTGGGGTTTAGGTTGTCTCTCTCCTCGGAGTATAAGTTCTACGCCCTTATTTATGTCCATGTCAGGAGGCATCATTGGAATAAACCCTATGTTCTTTCAGATATTTTAATGTTTGATTAGCATTTCCAATGACTTTGTTATCTAACATCACTTGAGGCAACTCAATAACGTCAGGAAACTTCTCTTCAAACTCTTCTGCTGTATAGTCTTTATCCAATTCCTTGTACTCAAAGTCTCTTCCCAACAGTTCAAAGACTGTTTTGACCTTATAGCACATTGGACATTTGTTTTTTCCGTAAATTATAAACATGTGTTAAAAATGAATTACTCCTACTTTTTGCCACTCAAAATCAAAAACTAATAGAGCTCCGAGTGTATCTTCATTGTAGCATACTGTAAAATATCTAGATAACTTTCTACCATCTAATCCTCTAGAAGGTTTGTCACCTATAAAAATGACCCGACCTTCCAGTGGTTTACCACCTAGAACTTCGGGTACACTAACTATCGAACCTTCACGGATTGCTACAGTTTTCTCGGTATCTAAGAAAAGCGTCTTCGATTCCTTCTGTGGATTGTTTCCCTTGAGATACCCAGATGTGGCAGAATTCGTAGAGGTGTCGGACATTTTTGAGAGTGTTGTACTTTTTGAGTGCAATGAAAGAGTCTGCTCGAAGTTGCATACGTTCGTCATTATATCGCCAGTCACTCATCGTCTTCCTTGCTCTCTTTAATTGCTTTATCTAGTTTATCAAAAAGCCCATCAGTAGTCATCAAATTTTCGATATGAGATAACATACCACCAAGTTCCCTACAAATATAGGGTCTCTCTGTTCGTGCAGCAAAGGCGAGAGCTTCTCGAATGTTTCTCTCCGCCTCTTTCATGCTGTCTTCTACTTGTTTAGATAATGCCATCAGTTTTTCTGAATTGAGTCCCAATCTTTCTGGAACAGGTCAAGTCCCTTGTCTGTAAGGATGTGATTGTACATCTTATCGAATACACCCACAGGTAATGTACAAACGTCACTACCAGCACCAAAACAACGTCCTACATGATGAACGTCTCTCAAAGATGCGGAAAGAACCTGAGTTCTTGCAAGATGTTCACGATATACAGAAGCGATTGATTGAACCAAAGCAACCCCAGAGAAGGAATTGTCATTCAATCTTCCGACAAAAGGAGAAACGTATGTTGCATCTGCTTTTGCAGCAAGAATCGCCTGGGATACAGAAAATACCAAAGTGACGTTAGTAGTGAACCCATCAGAAACAAGTAACTTACATGCTTTCAGTCCTTCAACTGTACATGGGACTTTGATGGTCACATTCTTCATCTCTTTGAAGACTTGAGCCTGTTTAATCATGTCAAGAGCATTATCTGCAACAACCTCAGCAGAAATTGACTCAAAATGAGGGAAGTCCTGAGAGAGTTGTCTGATGACCTCTACAGGGTCTCTACCGCTTTTTCGGATAAGTGTGGGGTTTGTAGTTACGCCATCAATCAGACCCGACTGGTCACGTTTGGCGATTTCATCATATTCTGCTGTATCAAGAAAGATTTTCATCATTTGGTTTGGGTTTTTTGTAAAGTTTCTTTATCAACTTGGCGTATTTTACGTCCTCTTCAGTATACCAGTTAGGATGCTTTTTTGCAACCTTTATTAGTCGTTTTGCTGTTTTTCTCTGATCTTTTCTAGTGATTTCGTCCAACATTTTCGCTCTTTTTCTCTACTCCGTGTTCTACTATTTAACAAAGGAGTTAAGTAAAAATACGCTTTGGAATCATAACATCCAGATTCTCTTAACTTTCTAATAATTAAAAGTTGTTCTTCTAGATTCACCTTCGTAGTGTTTTTAAGTAATTTAAAACATCCTCACGAACCCACATGAGTTCGTTGTAGCAACCTTGATTATGAGCACAACCACGCAAAGCATGATCTGGTTCCATTACAGACTCAATAAAGATATCGAGTCCACGATTCCACTTTACATCTTGCGATTCGTGGACATCTATTTTACCTTGATCTTTCATAGTCTTTCAATGTCTTCTGGGGGTCTTTCTGGGTGTTCGGTGCAATATTTATCAGCACCAGTAACCATTTTTACTTGTTCAATAGTCATCCATTGCTTTTCCATTTCTGATACCAAATATGCAATCTTTTTGTTCTGTATCTCTACAGTTTCTAAAAGATATGCAATAGTATGAGCAAGAGTTTGCCTGTTACCGTTCTCATCTTTTAGATAGATTGAATAGGTAGTTCGGAATTTGCGAACCAGATGAATTCTTAGTATAACATAAAGAACTATGTTACTCAGTATAATTGTAATCATTTTTTAGATTTGATAGAACTCCATGTTAGCTGGAAAAGACTCCTAATAGTAGATAACAAAGGAAATCTTTGTTTAGACCCAATTTCATCAAAAACATCCATGTTCAACCTAAATGCGTAATTTGCTTCCGCAATAACCAGTTGTTCATCGGGTTTACTGAGAGGGAGATTGTCTAAAGCAGTCCTATACTTGTTCTTAAATGATTTTGCATCATCAATTTCATCAAACTCATAAAAAGCAAGGCCTTGTCCATTGAGACCCATTGATTTATCAGCAATATTCCTAAGTATCTGACCACCAGATAAGTCACCAAGATAACGTGTATAGTGGTGTCCTATTAAGAACTTAGCATTGATCTTTTTTACTCTGTTGACGTAATTCTTACAGGCATCTGTAGGAGAAATAGTATCTCTCCAGTTTTCACCCCAATAGAACTCACAATCTTTTTCAAGAGCGGGAACACGTCTAAGTTCATCAAACGCTATAGGTCTAATGAAAGAATCATCTTTAAATTCATCTATCTGTTCTTCAAGAGCAGTGTAAATGAAGAAAAAATCAGCAATAAGTTGTTTGTAACTCTCCTTATCCACTACACCAGCAAGAAAGTTCGTGACGAACCCTGTGTTTTCTGCCATAGTATGGGATTTTTGAGTTCCCTTCTTGATTGCTTTAGAAAATGTTAGTAAAGTCATGATGAGATTATAGTGTATCTTTATCCTTTTGTCCAGCGGGGTGAAATGAGTATTCATTATTCCACTTAAAAGGAGTATTGTTCATTTCGTGTTTTTTGTCTTTTATAAAGCTTTCTAAGACTTTTTCGACAAGTGATTTAATTTTCTTTATCATTGATGTAATCCACAAATAAAATACCCTCTAAATGGTCAATTTCGTGCTGAACCACTCTTGCAGCAAGACCATCTAGTTTCCATTTCTTATATTTACCATCTTTATTTTGGAAGGTTACTTTTATTGACTTAGGACGTAAAACTTCCCCATTTTGGTCTGGCACACTCAGACACCCTTCATCAAATAACACCTTTTCTTCACTTTTCCACGTTATTTTGGGATTTACCATCAAATGAGCATATTTACCGTGTTCTTCTGTAGTCTCATCTACCACAATGACTCTTTTATTGATTCCTACCTGTGGTGCAGCAAGACCAATACCATCAGATGCCCACATTGCTTCACACATCTGATCGTAGAGTTCCGACATCTCTTTTTTGTCAAATTCTACTTCTTCTGATTTCTGCCTTAGGCATCTATCTCCAATAGTCTTTATTTTTAGCATAATCCGTCTAATACGTCCTCTGGGAAATCATAAGGACCGTCTAATTTCTTTTGTAACTCTCTTTCATCCAAAATATCGTTAATAAGTTCTCTCAACTCAAGGCGAAGTTGAGGATGAAGGAAAGGATACTGATATTCATCCTTTTTCAAGTTTTTAACGTATTCTGGCATTTCTACAGGTTTAGGACTTTTCCATAATCCTGTAATAGGGTCTCTTTCAGTCATCATGATCATCAAATGGGTCGGCTAATCCTTCGTTTGCAAAGAATCCTCTGTAAATGCCATAAAATATGCACAGTACAGTGATAACTGCAATCGAGATTGGGAATGTAATGTTGGGGTCAAAATTATAATGTGGAATAATCATTTTCTAACAATAAAAACGTCACCTTCGCCGTCATCATCCTCATCTGTAGATGGGTTGAAAACTAGCAGTTGTTCTCCAGATTTTACATCTTGCATTTCTGGATGTAAGTCAGATTTCCTTGTTTTTGTGGGTTTGTCCATTTCTTCAAACGTTGAAGTCATCATTTTGAACATAAATGCAAATGTCGCCCCAAATAGAGCGACAAAAAAGCACAAATACACAAATATTAGGAAATCATTCATCGGAAGCCTTGTTGTAGTATTCTTTGTATTGGAACTTGTTTTATCTTATCTATAACATCTCCTTCGACTCTATCTACGATTTTGTCCAAGATGTCAATATCAATGCCCATAAAAGGTGGAATAATTCCCAACAATCGAAGAGTTCCATCCAAAAACAGTGCCAGAGCGATAAAACCTAAAATCATACTAATAACAGATGCGTCTCTGTTATGTTTTGCCATAGATGCTTCATCAATCTTTCTTGCTTCATCTATTGCGTATTTAATTAAGGCATCAACTTCTGCCTTCGTGTAGGTATCTCTTCTTTCCTTGGTAACGTCAGATAGTGGAAAATTCATTAGCTGACCCTGTAGGACGGAAAAATACCCGAATTTTTTTTCCAGCTTTTTTGGTTTTAAAAGCTGATTTTCGTTTTGGCTAGTACCTTTTTGGGATTGAGTCATAGTCTTCACGGTAGTCGAGGGGCTTCGCTTGTCGGATACAACCTACTGCCTTTTCAAAACAAACTGAATTGAAATTGCCATCTACTCCGATCAACTTTATTTTAGTATGCTGAGCACGAATCTCAACATGTTCTACTAAGTATGTATTCCCTTTGATTAGTTTTAAAGTAGGATCGTCATTGTTCCCCCACCTAACTTGCTCAGGTGTACATCCTAGAAATCTCACTTGATCTCCTATTTTCATGTCACCCATGTGGATTGTAATAAGTTACTAGCACTAATAATATAAAAATTATTAGCAAGATTGAAAAAAATGCAATTACCATGTGATCGAAGTACTGACTACACTATACCTCCATCTTCCTCCTCTGTCAAGGGGAGACCCATAGATTTTATTTCTAGTAACTCTTGAAGTAATACTATCTCTTCCTTCAGTTTTTTGTTCTCTGCTTCGAGGAAAAGAATATGCTCTTGATAAATGATAATACTCATAAAATACGAAGAGACCCCCTTTCGGAGGCCTCTAAATTTAGTTCATTGGTTTAATTATTTTAGAATTTCGGTACATACTTGTCTACATTGTGTTGCATTGTCCTCGCAATCGATGATGCAGTCAAAGTATTCGTCGATTAGGGTATCTTGGTCGAAACCAGATATTGACTCTGTGTGAATCCATTCTGCCATCTGATTATGGGACAGTTTGTTTCTCATACGGTCTTCTCCTTTTGAATTGTTAAACATCACGAAGTTTGAGTTTCACTTCATCTTGTTCTTCCTAATTCTACCATTATTTATACAGCGATCCCCGATATTTGTGTGGGTCTTCACACACTGTAATGGCGTATTTTTACCCAAGTAATTAATACTTAGTGTCGTTTATGTAGACCATAGCCAAGAAACATGCAGTGGTGGCAACTGTTCCTGATAATGCTAAGATAGTCAAATGTAGTGTATCCAAAATTATTCGTTACATAACGTAATATTTATACTACCAATCATCTTCTTGCCCTAAAGACTCCTGATACTCTGCATTATTTCTGCAATATGCGTGAACATCTACCTCCATTTTATAGTGAGCATGAGTATGAATTACTTGTATCATTCCTAATGATCCCACAATACACAGGTTCAAAACTGTCATCGGGTGAGTAACATACTTCAAATATTTCACGGCAATAAAAAACCTCTACAATATGTAGAGGTTAAACGACAAGTATGTATTTGTCAACTGATCATCAGCTCTTAGATGCGAACTTGCGTTCCACCTTGATACCACGATACATAAGTTCGTGACGTTGCTTCTGAGCAGCTTCGTTGAGTACCTTTGCGTTGTACTCTTCAGAGTCGTAAGAGACTCCTCTGTATGTGACCTTAGCCATTTGGTTTCTCCTGTAAGTAGTAGGGGTTTGTGAAAACTCCGTTCCTTCAGTCGGCATTTGCGTCCCATGAACACTCAGGCGTTGCTTCATGAAGTACATCAATAAGCTCCGTCTGAATCAGCGGACTCACATTATCCCTCTCTCGGATACGTCTGATCATGTCAGCCGTATCTTCGCAGTTTAAGGACATGTAGAGTAAAACATCAATCATAGGATGAACGATCCGTTCCGTGTCGGCTTACTTGCGTCCCACTTGGTCGCCTAAGGCAACTTGGGGGATGAACGATTGTGTTTATTATAACACATTTATATTATATATGCAAGTTTTTTGTATCAAAACATACCGCAGTGATACAATTTTATGAAGATTTAATATTGTCACCCAGAACCAGAGTGTCCAGTCCTGTTTCATAAAATATCTCTAGGGCATCCCCAAACCTTCCAGCTATGGGTTTACCACCATTATTTAGGGAAGTATTGAGCAACACAGGTGATCCTGTCAACTTCTCAAACTCCTGTAGGAGACTGTAGTAATCTTCTTGAGATTCATTTACAGTATTAATCCTACATGTGCCGTCTGCATGTGTGATACAGGGGTATCTGTCTGGTTCCAATACATCAGTAACATATAACATGTATGGACTAGGACCATTCCAATAAAAGTTTTGACTTACCTTCTCTTCTAATACTGAAGCACCGAATGGTCTAAATGGTTCTCTATGTTTTACCTTATTATTAATGTAATCCTTCCCATGTTGATCGAAAGGATTCATAAGGATACTTCTGTTACCTAACGCTCTAGGACCTACCTCACCATGTCCTTGATACCATCCAACAATCTCACCCTTGGCAAGTCTCTCTGCGGTCTCCTTGATGGTTTTGGAGGAAGGTCTTTCAACAGGAGCCTGATCGTCCTGTATGAAGGGGAATCCATCTATCGGAAGTGGTTTCAGATTATGTTCCCTCCTCAAAAACTCAATAGCACCGAGACTTAGACCCTGATCATATGCGTGTGGAGGTATGACCAGATTAGGTATAGCATCTTTCAATACCTTATTAATAATAGTATTTTGTGCTACACCACCAGAGTATCCCACTACATCATCTGGTTTGATGAACTCTTGGAAATGTCTAAGATAAATCTGTTCTGTATATTCATGTGCTGTATGAATATAATCCATGATGTATTGTTGATCATGAAGATGTTTATCTATTACCTCAAAATCCCACAGTATTTCCAGATCATCTATACCGAGACCGTCAGCAGATACGTCTGGATTATTTTTACCAAACGCTTTCAGAGCCATGATCTTCCCTGCCTGATCTAGGTAGTGACCACCTAATTGCAAGGCAGCACCCATCCTAGTCATAATAAATCCAAGACTGGGTGAACCCACTTGACTTGGAAATATACCTTCGGTCTTGCCGTAGTCAATGAGTTTATCGTCTCTCCATACACTACGATACATCCAGTCGTCACCAAATCCATCAAAGACAAAGTGAAGATTGGGTTTGACCTTCATAGGCCAGAAACTTAGTGTATGTGCATAGTGATGATCTATTCTATGAATAGGACATCTAAATCCAATGTCTCTGAAGAAAGGTATGTCTACTACTTCAGATATCTCCTTAGAATTTATGGCGATGGATTCATGTACGACACCCATCCTTTCATATTCAGTTCCAGCACAGTCCATGATGATGCAGACACCATCAACAAACCAAGGTTGGATGTTCCAATCCTCAAGTATTCTTGTCCATTGATATATTCCGTTCTCAAAACCAACATGCTTACATTGATAGTCTCTTTCAAAAGATCTATACCTGACAGTTTCACCATCATAGTAAGTTACGTTTGCATCATGAGAGTCTAATCTTAGACCTAATAATTTCATGCGACCCTACGGCTCAAAATTTTACCCGAATTTTTTTTCCAGCTTTTTGTGTTTTAAAAGCTGATTTTAGAATGGTGGGGGCATCGAAGGATCATCGATAGGCATACCAGAACCAGGCATACCATATCCAAAGTCCATTCCACCACCACTACCCATGCCAGGAGGCATGTTTGATTGACCAGACATGGAATCTCCTCCGAAGTTTTTGTTGACTCCTCCAGGCTGCATCTTCTCAAACCCATGTTCTACTCTATGGGCTTCGACTGTTGATTTAATATCAGCCAATTCTTTTTGTAGATCCTTCAACTTGTAAAGAATCAAATCAATCTTATCTTCCATACTGAGATCTGTTCCTAATAATAATTTGATTGTTAGCGTAGTCAGGAATAAAATCTAAAACATCCTCAGCAGGCCAGTGCATCTCTTCATACAAAGCGTTGAGTCTGTCCATGTCTTCCCAAAGATCATTGACATGTTCTTTAGGAGATTTCCTAAACCAATCCTCTTCTGGTTCCAAATTTCCGTGCATTAGTTACCTCCCTAAGAAATAATGATTGATGACTTCAATCTTCTCATGCGCTTGTGCAATAGCATTGATCTCTGTTTCTATTGAACCCATGATGTCTGAGTGTTCTCCAATGCCTACAGGGTAGGTAAGGTACACTTCGACATTCTGTTTATGTTTGGCGATTACACCTTCATAATATCGAATTTGTGACTTGAGAATGTCGTCACGCAAATGTATCATAATGTTACCAGATTGTTTTCTTGTAAGTATTTAACAGTATCGGCAGCGCCACCAATGGTGTGAGCATCAACTGTGACTTGAGGGAATGTAGATCCCTCTCCGAACTGTGCGTAGAATTGATGCTTGTCGAAGTCTCGATCAAGTTTATATTCAACGTAGGTTAGGTTCGCTAACTCTAACACAGTTAGAACTTTTTCGCAATGTCCACATCCTTTTTTTGAGTAAACCGTAAAATTCATGTCGTTTGAAACCATTCTTTGAGTGACGATTGATACCCCTGACCAACAGGAGGTTCCTTAATTCCCTTCATCTTCTTGTAATCTTGGTGCATCGCTCCCAGTAGCCATGCCTGTGCTAGTTGGTGAGGTCCCTCTTTCAACAACTGGATTTGTAATTTGGATAGACCAGCCTTCATCTCCAAATACTCCTGTCTCCACGATGTCAGGCTCTCTTCTGTCATCTTGTTCCTCCCAGATTTTTTTAATTTGTTCTGATTGTATATCAATCTCTTTCATATTGTTGGCAATTTTTACATCAATCCATTTCTGTTTCAACCATTCGATGAAACCCAATGCAAGATGCTGAAGATATGGGTTCTTGAACTTCTTCTTCGCCCACCTCTTCAGTTTACTGTACCAAGGATCTGTACCCTTTCCGAACTGTTTTTCAAAAGAGAATTGCACTTGTCACAGTAAAAAAACTATTTAGATTATATCACTTCAACTTGAAAGTGTAAATGTGTTTGCCTGGGGTGTTGACATAGTAAGCATCCCCTGACTCCAATGCGTCTCGAAGTTTCTGTGCAAATGGTTTTAATTTATTCTTATACTTTGTTCTGATTGCCTTATCATGATAAGTTTTATCACCGTATCGTATAAGTCTGCCTGGAGAAGTTAGACCCTCATATTTGAAATTAGTTGCCCTGTAGATCGTCCCTCTGTGACCGTGAAATGCGTCTGCATAGGATACGATGATCTTGTAGTTGGTATTCTTCTTCAACCACCTCTGAGTCTTTCCTATGAAGTAACTCTCTGTGCATTTAGGAGTGGCATCAATACAACATAGTCTCCTAAGTTCAATGACATCACTCTCACTCTCTCCATACTTCCTCCACGCATTTGCCATACCTAGAGGACCATATATCATTGCACCTATCAAGGTGGAGTCACAGTAGAGTCCAAACACATGAGATATTCTGAGTCCATTCACACTCTTAGAGTAGTGCCATGTCTCTATAAAATCTCTGACACATTGTATGTTAGTCTCCTTGACATCAAAATCTGTTACCCTTTTACCCAAGGGCACTGAGTAATCATCATAGAGAAGTGACTTTAACATACATTAATTATATCAATCAAATCGTCTTTTGTCTATGGGAGTGGGGGGACTTGAACCCCCACGACATTGCTGTCAACAGATTTTAAGTCTGGTGTGTCTACCGATTCCACCACACTCCCAAGGCGACTCAAGTAGGACTCGAACCTACGACCGACTGCTTAGAAGGCAGTTGCTCTAT